TCTTTTAGAAAAACTACATAGGTTGGCATATAAAGCCTATTTGTATCAACACCTTCATAAAAGAGAGATTCCTCCTTTTCTACAAATTTATGCAAATACTGCCCTCCTTCATCAGTAGCTTTCCGTATCCACTTATGCTTGGGAATTGACAATTGTATTGCCGGATGTCCAGTTGATTTGTTGGTTTCAAATGAGCCTACCAAACCTGGAATACCATTCATAATTTCATCTTCAGTAAGAACTCGCCAATTAAATTTGGGAAATAAGCCAGTCCACAACTCAGGGTCATCCATTCCTTCAGGCTGTGGTTTTCTCACCCTGCCTTTTGCCTTTCTAAATGCTAATGCTACAGGATCCTTGTCACCTTGAGGCTTAAGTCTTGCTGGTCCCATAAGATCAGGATAATCAACCTTCTCCAGCTTCCTTCCCTTCAAAACAACTCCGGTGAACAATGGTGATCTTTCTAAACATGTCTGGGATGGCTGATATAGCGGCTTTTCAAGCTTTCCAACAACTGGATAAGCTAACAACCCCTTTTCAGTACACTCTTCAAATTTTAATTCTGCGGGCATCCATGGCAAACATTGTGCTACTGGTGTAAGTCTAACCTGTGAAGAGGGAACTACCTTTTCAATAAAATCAACAATGTCTTTTTTAAATATTGGCGTAACATATGACAAAGTACTCATTCCTGCAACATGAATTCCAACTAACGACCCATTATCTTCTAAATACCAAAACCCACAATCCCCATCTACTCCCCTACACCCATTTGCAACTACTACAATAGGATTCATGTGTAAGGTTTTATCTTGCAAGTTATAAGTCGCATCTTCCAGTATCTCAGAATTTGATGAGGCATAAATAATCATCTTCTCTCCCTCATCATCAAAGGATATTCGAGCAACATTAGAATACTTTTCTGGAGGTGACTCCTTTAATGACTTCAACAACGATCTCATTCCTGGCATTGATTCTGGCAATCTAACTAATACAAAATCACGATCTTCTTCCCTATGAACTGAAATCTGATCGGAATTGAAAGCAAAAAATTCATCCCTTTGTTGAACAGAAAGATACATCTCAAGAGAAAACTTATCAGAAAAAATTGCATGAGCGGGAAAAACGTAAACTCGGTCATGGATACAAGTGGCTGGGGTAAAAATTGAAATACCTGACTCAAACACAACACGAAACAACTTGGTATTATTAGCCACCTTCATTGCAACATTTGTAAACAGAGAAGTATAGGACTGCGCTTTGGGCAAATTGGTTGGTTTAATTACCTGTCGACCATGGTAGCCAATAGACCTTTTCTTATTCCATATTTTTTCCCACTTTTTCATATTTGGATTTGAAGACTGTCCGAATATGGTCTTATTAATATCCAAACCAAAAGTATAACAAACAATAACTACTATCGAAGTGATGGCAACAGCCAATAAACCAATCGACGCTAAACTAAGACCAACTAAATTTGTATAAAAATTCTGCTTGTTAAACATAAGAGCTTCCAATTTCATCCTCAAAGGAGCTATCATAGGAGCAGGAAACAATTCTTCGGCAGAATGCATTAACTCCCTCAATTCATCTGGACTTTTTGGAATAGAAAAATAATCAAAATAATAACGCGTCTTCCCATTGAATTCAACAGGAAAAATTCTTTTCGTGAAAACTCTCTTAAGAAGAGGGGAGCGACATGATGAATCAATTGTATAAAAAGGGTCCTCTTTGACTTGTGAGAC